ATGTACCATCTGTACTAAATTCATTAATAACAGCGCCGCCTTGTCCTAAGCCAACTGCACCTAGTGACAATTCTTGTAGTCCTGCTAAACTAAATGCACTTGTATTCAAGCTCGCAGATCCTGTTGATTGTTCAACGTTGAACAATCTACCAACTCTAAAGTTACCATCTTGGTCAGTACTTGTGTAGAAAATTCTACCTCCGCCTGCTTCGTTAACTTCGTCATTTGGATCGTTAGCAACTACAGGTGTTCCTGGATAGTTAGTATTAGCAAAGTTACCAGTACCAATATCTAGGAAGTCGTGTCCTGTTAATCTAACCTGACTAAATCTTCTTCTTATTGTAATGTTAGTACCATGCTCTGGAGCAGTTTCAACTCCTAAGTCTGGTGATACTTGTAAGTTAGCAGTATAGTTACCTGCACTACCTAATAATTCTCTAACAAACACAATCTTAAAGAATCTATCATCACCATCAAGTTGTAAGTTTGCACCTTCAACTGGAACATCACTCATTCCGTAAACGTTCATAAACTGTGCTGATTGATAAATGTCAGCATATCCGTTACCAGTTACTTGACCGCCTGCAGTTTCAAAGTCTATTCCTCTTGATGTCCATGTAGGCTGTGTTAGTACACCATTACCAACTCTAACTTCCCATGGAACTTCAGTAGTTTCACTTGGATCTGTAATTGTTAGTGTTGGAGTACTTGTATAACCGCTACCTGGATTAACAATGTAGAACTGTGTAATTCTGCCAGTTGTAACACCTGCTCTAACTTGAGCACCACTACCACCGCCACCAACTACTTGGATTCTTGGTTCAATACTATATGCTGTTGTAGCGTCTAGTGTTGCCTGAATACCATTTGTTGGATGCCATGTTTCCCAGCCTGCCGCATTATCTGATTCTTTTGCAATACTAGCAACTTTAGTACCTGGATTGTATGCACTAATAAATCCATATTGTCCTGCACCTGTACCTGCTGTAATTACAACTCTCATACCTATGTATTTTGTACTGTTAGCTGTTTCAGTGTTTGATAATGTAATAGATGTAGTTCCACCTGCTTGTGCAGTGTTTTCACTACTAGAGTAACCTCTACCACCTATTGAATCTGAATCATTAAACAATCCGTCGCTGTTAGTGTCTTTTTCATTATAACTAGATCCGTCATCTGGGTTACGTAATCTAACTTCAAACACTGCATTGTTTACATAGTTTCCGTTAGCTACTACTGCACCATATCCGTCTCCACTAATTGTGTAAGTTGAATCAGAGTAATTATTACCAGCGTTAGTATATTCAAAGTGAATAATTTGACTTCCGTCTGTTAATGCTCTACCAATTTGTGCTTCAAGTTTTCTATTTTCAACACCACCAGTTGTTGGAATCTCAGTAACGTCGATAAATTCTGATACTGCACCTTTGTCACCGTATGAACAGTTACCATTAGTACCACGTATCTTACCGCCATTTTCTGCTAGATAACCAATATGTCCGTAGTATGAGAACACTGAAACAAGTTCTGCTCTACCTAAGTTTGTTACCCATGCACCAATACCATCACTTAAAATCTGTGTAAAGTCGTTAGCAACAATAGAATCATTACCACCTGCGTGTAAAGAACCATCAATTTTTAATCCTACACAACCAGTACCAAAGTTAGTTACACCTTGTACATATGGTGATCTTGATTGAATCCAAACTCTTGTATCATCTGGTCCCCAACCTGGATCTAATGATGCATATGCACCTGCTGTTGGACGTTTTGATCCATAAGCGTTTGCACTTCCTAATACACCTGTTAAGCCACCTAATGTTTGGTTTCTAATACCTGTACCGTCTCTTAGTAAGTACATGTTTTCTAATACAGAACCGTTTACACTATTACCGTACATTAGTCCTGCTGTTAGTGTAGCATAGTTACTGCCTTCGCCTGTTCCATAAATTAAGTCATATATAAATGCATCAACATAATGTGCAACGTCTGCTTCACAAGCCGCTTCATCAAATGTGTATGATGAAAAGTTTACATTAATATACTTTGTAACATCACGTCCAATAAATGCTTTGTTTAGCAATAACATTCTTGCCGCCGCCGCTTTAGTTTCGTCATCTACTCTAGAATTTGTACCTCTATATACAGGTGCTGTTGAATCACCTGATACACCGTTAACTTGATAATCAATTTGATCATATAGTTCTTGTGCTAAATCTGTAATTACAGTTGATACAGCTGAAGTACTCCAAGGCTTACTAACATTCTGTGTAAGCGTATTACCAGTTTGTCTTGTAATTGCTGTACCTTCAATAACGTCATCAAGTATTGATTTCATATGTAGTATACCAGCTAGTGAGTATGTTGTATCACCTGCCGCTGTTACACTTCCTGCTGGCTCAACTCTAGTTGAACGCAATTCGTCACCAACAACAGCAACTCTTTCTGGAACTCTAATAGGTAGTACTTCGTTATATGTTCCTGTTTTAACATAGATAACTTTGTGATTTTTAACTTCTGCTGGAATAGTATAACCGCCGCCTAGTGTTATAGCATTTGTAATGTATAACATACTTGCTGTTAGATCTGCTACTACACCTGCTTCTGGTGCTCTTGTAGCATCTTTAATTTGTAAGTATCTATCACCTGATGCAACACTATCTAAATCTTGATAGTCAGCACTTGGTGTTGCACTGTTTACAACATCTGTTGCAATACTAATTACAAAGTTAAGTGCCGCAACGTTTTGTGTTTCGCCACCTGTTGTAAAATAATCTGGACTTATGTTGTCTTTCATTGCTTGTGCAACTCTACGTGTCTCAACATTGCCGCCTCTTTTAAGATCTAAAATAAGAGCGTCTATTGCAAAACCTGCTAGTCTTTGGAACTTAGCTTCATCAAAAGCAAAACCAATAAAGAATGGTGATGTCTGTGTAATGATTTGTCTCTTAGCCCATTTAGCAGTTTCAAATGCTATAAACGTTCTGTTTTCTAATAATAAAGAAGCCGCATTTGGATTTTTTGGTCCTTTTTCAATTTCTTCACATGCGTAACGAATTGACTTCCAAGGACGGTCTAAGTTTGAACCGTTTGTTGGAAAAGGGTTATTTAAACCATTTGTAGCAACATAGTATACATCTGGAGTTGAACCAAATTCTCTCCATTCAGGTAAACCACTTGCACTAACACTTAGTACTTGACCTTCTGTACCAATCGGTAGTCTTGCTGGTCCTGATCCTGAACGATAAAGTAAATCACCTTCAGTAGTAATTGCTGATTCTTCAGCACCACTTGCTAGTGTATTCCAATATGCTCCTGCACTATCTGCAGATGGTTTGTTTGAACTGCTTGATGTATGTGCCGCAACACAAATATAACTAATTAAACCTTCACGTACTGAATCACCTTTGTCATAAAGTGTTGCAGTTGTCCAACCATTTTTCCATTCAATACCTTGGTTTAATAGTGCCCAATAAGTTGTATTTGGTGGACGTTGTGCTTGATGATCAGCAATAGCTAGGTAAGTATAACCACCTAGTCTAACAACATCACCAATTCTGTAATCTTGGTTAGTAGAGTCATCTCCCCAGTCACCTCTTAGGTTAAAGCCTGAAGTAACTAGTTCCCATTTAGAACTTGATGCAGGATTTTCTGCAAAAACATTATCGTTAGCAACATATTGGTTACCACCGTAAGTTACAAAGTCACCTGGTTGATATCTTTCATCTGGTTGCCATGTATTTTCAAATTCTAATCCTGGAACAAATTTTTCCCAATTTGCAATATCAGCTTGTAGTGTACCTAATTGTGAGTCTGGGTTTGTAGCTACAGATGTATGATGAGTTGTTGCAATATAAAGTGTTGCACCAAACAATACAATGTCATTAACTTTATAACGTGTTACGTTTGTCCATTCACCTAAGTAATCAAAACCTTTGTTTAAGTAATCCCACTTTGATTGATCAGCTTCAAGTCCGCTTGAGACTGTTGCATTTGAAGTATGTCCTGTGTTACAAACATAAAGTGTTCCACCATACTTAATAATATCATTAACTTTATAACGAGTTGATATAGCCCAATTTTGTTTCCAATCTTGACCTTCTGAGAACAAATCCCATTTTAATGTATCAGCTTCAAGTCCAAGTGCATTACTAGCCGCGGCAGTGTGACCAGTGTTACACAAGTAAATGTTACCACCATATTTTACCAAGTCGTTTGCTTTATAAACTGTTCCAGCTACCCAATTATCTTTCCAGTCAATTGATGTAGCAAACTGATCCCATTTTGATTGATCAGCTTCTAGTGTTGCTTGTGCTGTGTGGCCAGTGTTACAAATGTAAATAATACCACCATATCTTACGATGTCATTAATTTTATAAAATGTACTTGACGACCAATCACTTTGCCATTTTGTACCATCACTGAATAGGTTCCAGTGTGATGCGTCTGTGTAGAAATCAGCACTCGAAGTATGCCCTTTCACCGCAACGTAAGTACGTCCACCGTACCTAATTACGTCATCTTTTAGGTAACTCGTTCCTGTTGTCCACGAGTCCTTCCAAATAAATCTAATTCTACCTAGCTTAAATTCTGCCATTTTTTGCTCCGTTCTTGATATTATACATATTTATCATTATCCGTTAAAGTCATCTCGTTCAGTTCTGCCCGACATAAACATGTTTAGTGCGGCTAATCCACCGCCTAGTGGTCCTTGTATAGTCATATCAACTTGTACACTAGCCATTGCATCTGGAATATTTACTCCAGCTGTGTTTGACCAGGTTCTGTCTTCAAATACTAATTGACCTGCTGTTAGTTTGTTTGTAAACAAATTAGATCCACCACCATTAAATCTATTTTCAACATATAATTTTAATGCTCTTTGTGTTGGTATAATATTGTTTGAGTTAGCAACAAAAGTGTTATCAGTAGTAAATTCTCTAATAACAGCCTGTGTTCCACCAACTCTAATTCCACCAAGTCTTAACTCGTCTAGTCCTTCTAAGTCAAAGAAGTCTGCACTTAATGTAACTCCGCCTTGTGCCTGTGAAACTCTAAATAGTTCACCAACTCTGTAGTTACCATCTTGGTCTGTACTTGTGTAGAATACTCGTCCGCCGTTTGATTCAACAACTTCATTTGCTTGAGATGTTTCATTTGCGGCAGTTTGTCCTTCAATATATAATGCTGGATAATTTGTATCACCAAAGTTACCAGTACCAATATCTAAGAAGTCATGTCCTGTAAGTCTGCAACTACTATAACGTTCACGTATAGTAACTCCAGTACCGTGTATAGGAGCAAGAGATCTTCCTAGTACCGGACTAATTTGGAATGTCAATTCAATATTTGGTGATACACCAGATTGTGCATTAACTTTAACCAATCTATAAATTGTATCATTGCCTGTAAATCTTACGTTTGCTCCTGGTCCAGGAACTAAACTTATTCCACTAATTCTCATAGTGTTACCAATTTGTAGTTCTTCTCCAAAACCGTTACCTGTTATTGTAACAATAGCACTTTGGTATCCTGTACCTCTATTGTAGAATATTGGTTGTGGTAGCACACCGTTGTTAATATCTACTGACCAATACGGTTCGTGTTGTTCTTCAGGATCTTCAACTGTTATTGTTGGTGCTGTAATATAACCTGAACCTGGATCGTAAATATTAAACTGACTTAGTTGTCCGTTAACTACTTCAACCCTTGCAAATGCTCTTGCACCGCCAGTAATAATATTACCTATTGCTCCTGCTTGTGCTAATCCAACAAATGCTGGTAAGTTATTTCGAATTCCGCCAGCAACTGATGTTAAGTTTCCTGTTACTTCTCGTGTAGTCCAAGATGCACCATTAGATGAACTTACTGTAGTTCCAGTTGAACTTACTGCTAAGAATAATCCTTGTGTGTAACCTATTGTATAATTTTCTCTACCTGAATCTCCAACTAATTGTGCATCTGTCCATGATGTACCATTATCACTATGTGCAACTCTATCTGACTGATTCATTGTTGCAATCCAACAGTTGTTACCAAAAGCTAAGTCACTGTAAACTTCTGGTGCACTAGGTGTAACTGCCGCTCCAGTGTTCCAGGATACACCGTTATTTGTTGAAATAACTGTAGTACCATCTTCTGCTAATGCAATCCATTTACCTGCACCGTATGCAAGTCCTACCCATGTAGTTGCACTTCCACCTGTTGCTACTGTAGTCCAAGATCCATTTGCAACTTGTGTTGAATCTTCACCTGTTGTAATTGTGTTTTTATAAATGTTTGCACTACCTGTTGCTAGTACCATAATAGTATCGTTATTAGGTCCACCAATTTCTACATGTTTCCAAGTTGTACTTGTTGGAAGTGTTGAATGATCAAAGTTAATGCCATCATTTGAATATACTAGTTTATCACTGCCATCTGCTACTGCCGCTAACAATGGTCCTCTTTTTGCAAATCCTGACCAACTTAAACTATAGTCTGTTAAATCTCTTGCTGTCCAAACAGCACCATCTGCTGAAACATACCAATCGTTAGTTCCACTAGGTGCATAATACCATAAACCAGCTCCGTCACTATATCCTATATCTAATGCACCTGTTTGTACACTAGTATTAGTTTTTGTAAACGTTGGTTCAGTAATCGTAACTCTTGGTTCGTAAGTATAAGTTGTAGTTCCATCTAATACCGAAGCATTAAGTTTACCTGGAACAATATTATCAAATCCTGCTGTATTAGTTGAGTCTCTGTAAATTGTTGCTACTTTTGTAGTAGGGTTATAGTTTTGTATGTACCCATATTGTCCTGCACCTAAGCCGCCTGTTAAGAAAAGTCTCATTCCTAATAACTGAGCTTTTGTTCTAACTTCTGAAGCCGCAAGTATTACACTTGCTGTATCTCCGCCCTGTGAAGTATTACCAAATATCTTAAATCCTTGTCCACCTACTCTTGTACTATCAGTTGGTAATATTAAATCAATTTTTGAAATAGCACCTTGCCTAAATTCGTCATACCTCATATCAAGTCCTGCACCTGATGCTTGTGTAGTTGCTAATGAAGCACTTGAATATGTTTGTCCTGTGTTTTTGTATGCAAGTGCAAGTATCTGCGATCCTGTACTAAACACTTCATCTACTGTTGCTTCACCTGATTGGTTATTAACTGTAGCAGTTTGAGGAGTTTCTGTTGTATCAAATCCTTCAGCAACACTACCAAATTTTCCGTAAGAGTTGTTACCGTTTGTTGCACGTAATATACCACCATTCTCTGCTAGATATCCAATGTGTGCGTAATAGGTAAACACTGATACAAGCTCTGAGCGTCCTCTGTTTGTTGCCCAGTAACCAATACCATCACTTAGTACTTGTGTAAAGTCGTTAGCAACGATTGATCTATTACCACCGTTGTGTAGTGAGCCGTCAATCTTCATACCAATACAGTTGTTACCAATTGTTGTAACACCTTGTACATATGTTGATCTACCGCCTGCAATTCTTTTTAAGTTTACAGCGCCTGCTGTTGCACTTACAAATGTGTGTGCTGATGTTTCAGAACTAATTCCAACATTCATTGTAATAACATTACCATTTACATTTGTAATTAAAATGTTTTTCTGATAGTATGGGTCTGTGCTTCTTGGATGAGAAAGTTGTGTTGCATTTCCATCACTTGCACATGTCCATGTTAAACTTTGATCGTCTAATGTAATAGTATTTCCTATTTTAATATTGTGTGCCCAATTTACAGCGTTTGCTGTTGCAGTTACAAATTTATGTTCAGATACATTTGAACTTATGCCTACATTTACTGTAATTGTTTTATCTGTTTTTGCAACAATTTTACGCAATTCGCCGCCGTATGCAGGGTCTGTAACTCTTGGATATGCTTGCGGACTTTCGTAGTTATTTGATGCACAACTAAATTGAATACTCTCGTTGTCAAAGCTAATTTCTTCGCCTACAGCTAATCCATGTACTGCGGCAAATGCTAAAGTCATTAATCCTGTAACAGGATCATAAGTTGTTCCTGTTGTAGGTGTATACTGTGCAGTTGGAAGAGTTAATGTCATTACACCTGTTGTTGGTGCATAAGTACCAGCTGTTGGTGTATACTGCATGTTGTTTACGTTTGCAATCCAAACACTTGTATCGTCTGGACCAGTACCTGGATCTAATGAAACAAACGCTCCGCCTGTTGGTCGACTTGTTCCGTAATCGTTTGGTCCTACTAAATTTCCTGTTAATCCTTTAAGTGTTAAGTTTCTAATTCCACAACCGTTTCTAACATAAAACATGTTTTTTCTATCGTTATCGTTAGGAACACTTAATGCTTCTGGGTTCGGATTATCTACTGTTTTTTCTCCTAAAACAGTATCAATTGTAGGATCTGCTGGTCTAATTGTTGTTGTTCTAAGTTCTGCACCTACTAGTGCAACTTTACTCGGAATACTAATTGGAAGTATTTCTGCAAATTCACCTGCCATACACTTAACTGTTGCATGTTCTCCAACTCTGTTAGTTTCATCTGCTAACAGATAGCTCATTGCAAACGCAACAGTTCTAAACGGTGCGTTTAATGATCCACCTTGTGAAGCATCGTCGACTCCATTAGTTGATACATAATATAATTTTTCCTGTAAGTCAATAGTGTCCCATTGAGGTAATCCACTAGTTACTCTAAGTGTTTGTCCTGTTGCTCCAATTGCAAGACGCTGTGTATCAACTGCTGTTGAATCTTGGTCTTGAAATGTTTTTAAGTCACCACGTTTAGCTAACTTGTTTGTAAGCGTTCCTAGTACCGATACTTTCCAGTAATTTTGATCTGGTTGTTCTACATCTAAATCTGGTCTTGATGCAGACTCTGTTGATCTATGATATGAAATACACTGGTATAAACTACCTTGCCAGTTAACATGGTCTCCTGGAAAATATTCTTGATTGTCTTCCCAAGTATCACGCCAACTTCTACCACTAACAATTTCTTCCCAATATGCAGGCCATGCATCTGGTTGTAGGTTTGTGTTATCTTGTACAGCAATATATAAATTACCACCATGTCTTACAAAGTCACCAGTTCTATAATCTACAAATGAGCTTGCGCCGTCTTCGCCGTTCCAGTCGTCTCTAAATTTGTAACCTTCAAAAGTTAAATTCCAGTCAGTTCCGTATAAACTTGGTTTTAATGCTGTATTAAATGTAATTGCTTTATAAATGTAACCACCATAAAGTACTAAGTCTCCTGGTTGATAATAAACATTATCTGCCCAAACATTTTCATATTCTGTTCCTGGTAAAAATATTTCCCATTTACTTGCGGTATAGTCTGTGTTAAATCCGCTTGAGCTTCCTGTTGAAGTATGTCCTACTAGACACTTCATTAAATTGCCGCCGCGTTTTACAACATCATTTTTCTTATATCTATACTCTTGTTGCCAATCACCTCGTATAGTTTCATTATCGTCTTCGTCTGTATAAACTTTAGTTACATATTCAATACCATCAAGTTGTACTGCCCATTTACTTTGATCTTCTTCAAGTCCTTGAGTTGCATTGTCTGCAGATGTGTGTCCTTGGGCACATTGATATACAATACCACCGTACTTAACAATATCATTAACACGATAACGTGTACCAATTGACCATGTAGCTCTCCATGTATCACTGTCTGATAATACAGTCCAGTCACCTTGGTTAGCTTCAAGTCCTAATAGTGTAGTTGCGGCAGACACATGCTGATTAACAGCTTTGTAAACTTTACCATTATAACGTACAAGGTCGTTTGTTCTATATAGTGTATTAATAGTCCAGTTGTATTTCCAGTCAGCGGATGAAACAGCAACCAATGTCCATTTTCCAATGTCAGCAACTAGACCGTCTGTACCTGAACTAAATGTAGCGGCAGATATGTGTGATTCAGTACATTCGTAAATACTAGCACCATATTTTACAATATTACCAACTGCATAATTAGTGCTTACAGTCCAACCGTTTTTCCAAACTTTACCTTCTGTTTGTTTCTTCCATTTAGGCTGAGCTGGTGTAACATCTGTACCTGCTTCATCGTTATAAAAAGTTCCAGCTGTATGTGTTCTAAGTGCAACGTATGTAAAACCGTTGTATTCAACCATATCATCTACGATATAATCATTACCACCGGTCCATGAACCCTTCCAGTTAAATCTAATTCTACTAAGTTTAAATTCTGCCATTTTCTTTACCTTTTACGTATTTAGTTATACTCCTGTTGGGTAAGTATAATCCTCGTTAATCCTTGCTACTAAATTTCCGCTATCATCAACGTAGTAACTAATATTTCTATTATCCCATCTAAACTGCTCGTAGTTTAAATTTTCGTAAATCCTTTTGTGATTTACATCTCTACCTTCAAGAAAGTCTTCACCTTGTTGAAAATCTTCGTAGTTTTCTGTAGGATCGCCTTCTTTATTAATTTGTATACTATCGTGACTTCTTAACTGATCGACTTTTGCAATAAATAATTCTCCGTCATCAGTTCTTCTTAATCCATAAAAGAATCTTGAATCAGTTTGGTCTACCATATTTTGTATACTTTGTCCTAAAAAATTATCTGACATTATACTATCTCCACTAAGCTAAGAATCACATCAAGTGATTCAGTTGTGTCCGATGTAACATACAATGTGTTTGTTGCATCAAGGAC